TCCGACTACGGATACCGACCTTGAAGGTAATGAATGCGCCACTGACCTGTCTTTTCAGGTTGAGATTTTTACATCGGGTAATAAAGCACTGGATAAGGCATACGCCTATGATGCGGTGTCCCACCAAGCAATGATAGCCCTTGGCTTCAGACGGACTTACGGGGCATCGCTTATTGAAAATGCAGACTCCAATGTTAAAAGGCTTGTGAGCAGATATTCGATGCTGTTCACAGGCTGATTTTATATAACCGTAAATAATTAACGGTAGAAAGGAAACTACTATGGCAAAAGCGTATAGCACCATCTACACAGTGTTAAAGTACGGCACTTCTGCCGATGCTCTTACTCAGCTTTGCAAGATCAAGTCCTACCCGGATCTTGGCGGTAGAAAATAAGGGAGTGCCGCCATTAAATTGCGGAATTAAGCGGGAAGGCTAAGTCCGAAAGGATATGCTAATCCGAACCGAAGGCTGTAGGAACTACAGTCAGGGGCAACGCCATAGACGGTGAAAAGATATAATCCGTCCACGAGTCCGCAACTGCTTGCAATGCAAGTAGAAAAGATATGCTGAACTTATGGGAAACCATAAGAAGCATCGGATAAAAAGCCGATGCGATAACAAGTGTCCTGGCTCCCGACACTATCGAAACCACCGACCTTGAAGATACCGCACAGACCTTCGTGGCGGGCGTTCAGTCTGTCGATCAGATGGAGTTCACTGCGAACTTCACCCCGGCGGCATACACCGCCCTCAAGACCAACGAAGGTACGGACGGCTACTTCGAACTTGACTTCGGTCAGAACGGCTCTGAGGGCAAGTTCACATGGCAGGGCAGCTACAGTGCCTATGTCAATGGCGGCGATGTCAACGCAGTGCGTGAATGCACCATCGTTGTGACTCCGTCCACGGCAATCACCTACGCTGCATCCTGATATATCAACAGCTAATGGAAATGGGGGAATAAGATATGGCACACGTTGTAATCAACAACAAGACTTATGAGATTCCGCAGTTTACGTTCGGTGAGATCAGACAGCTTGAGGAGTATGGATGCCCCATCATGAATCTTGCTGACGCTCAGAACCACCTGTTTGGTTCGCTTGCGGCATTCGTTGCCGTAACTGCCGGAGTCGATATGAAGGAAGCAGACAGGCTCCTGACTCAGCACGTTATGGGTGGCGGCGACATCGGCGAACCGTTCGTCACTTTCGTCAATGCGCTTCAGGATTCGGCTTTTTTCATGAAGATGGTGGAGATGGCGGGACAGAAACCGCAGACGGCGAAGAAGACGGCGAAGAAAGCGGAGTAAGCTTCTCTACCTTTACCGAGTATTTTGATAGGGAACTCCTTCCGAGTGCATTGCTTTGGGGGGTTCCCTATTCTTTGTTTTGGGACTTGACATTCAGAACCATTCAGCCATTCCGGCGTTCGTATGAGAGGAAACTGCGAGAGACCTCTGATATGAATAATTTTCAGGCGTGGCTGACTGGCAGATATGTTGCAGAGGCTGTTGCGTCTGTGCTGTCGAGGAAAGCCAAGTATCCGAAAGAGCCTTACGAGTTGCATCCGAAAAAGAGCGGAGAGAAAGAAGTACATAACGATGTACGCAACTTTATGGCGTTTGCAAATGCACTGAATCTAACCCGGCTGTCGAGTTGAGGCAGTCGCTAACCTCTAAAAACTGGGGGTAGACTTTTTATGGCAGATCAAGTATCAAGCTTATCCATACAGATATCCTCAGATGCCAGTAAGGCGACAGCCGCCATTGACACGCTGATAAGCAAACTGAATGGACTGAATACCGCACTTGGTTCGGTCAATGGTTCGGGTCTGAGTACTTTGGCTTCAGGCATCACTCAGCTGTCCAGTGCGATAGTTGGGTTTAAAGCCGCCGGAGCATCAAAGGGTACATTTTCGACCGTAGCAAGCGGACTCAAGGCACTTGAGGCTGTAGATGCGTCAAGACTAAACCAGTCAGCCGCCGCAATCCATCAGTTTTCGACATCGATTAACGGTGTTACTATTAACGCCACAGTGGCGAAGAGTTTTTCTGATGTTGCAAGGGCGTTAAGGGCGTTTGGTTCTGCGGACATCACAACCGCTCGTGCAAATATAAACTCCTTTGTGCCGGAGTTAAACAGGCTAGCAACCGCAATCAACAATCTGAGGATAGATCCCGACAAGATAAAATATGTCAGGGATCTTGCCAATGCCGTAAGCCGACTTGGCTCTAAAAATGTCACCAATGCCGCAAATGGGCTTGGAACACTGGGAAACCAACTGAATACATTTTTCGGTACTATCGGGAATCTCCCGGCGGTGAATCAAAGCGTTATAGACTTTACGGACGCTTGCGGAAACTTTGGCACGGGAGTTGGAAGTTTACTCCAAGGCATTAACGGGCTTGGCGGCGCTACGCTTGGTCTTAGCGGATTCTTGGGTGGCGTTGCTCGACTCGCAGTAGGAATAGCACAGGTTGCGACAGGGGCGGGAAGCCTCGCCGGGGCTTTGAATATAGCTGCGGGTTCAATGAAGATTATACAGACAGTTGTCGGTGCTTTGACGAGTGCAATGTCAAAGTTCGCTTCTGTTATGTGGAAAGCGATCACTGCCGTTGGTGAGTTCGCAAAAAATCATCTGCCACTGCTTGGACGGTCGGCGCAAAGCGTTCAGCCGCACATCCAGTCTCTTGGCTTTGCCCTGTGGAAGCTGTATGCCCAGTTACTGCTTCTTCGCAGAATACTGCAAGTACTTTCAAAACCGATTGAAATTGCATCGTCCCTGACCGAGATTCAGAACGTGGTTAATCACACCTTCGGCGATATGCAGTATAAGCTGAAAGATTTCACGAGGGATTCCATCGAGCAATACGGTCTTTCTGAATTGTCTGCGAAGCGGTTTGCATCACGCTTTCAGGCGATGGGCGTAGCAATGGGCATTACCGGGGGTCAGGTATCTGCCGCCGGGGACAACATCAAAAGGCTTGGTCGTGATATCGAAGGTTCGCATAACTCAATGGCAGATATGTCAATTGAGTTGACAAAACTCACTGGTGACCTTGCGTCATTCTTCGATGAAGACCAAGCTGTTGTTGCTGAGAAATTAAATTCCGTCTTCACAGGCATGGCGAGACCGCTCAGAGCCTATGGTATTGACCTTACACAGGCTACCCTTCAGGAGTGGGCGTTAAAGCATGGTATTGATGCCAATGTTGCAAGCATGAATCAGGCTGAAAAGACCATGCTCCGCTATCAGTATGTGATGGCAAATACGCAACACGCCGCCGGGGACTTTGCGAGAACCGCAGATACATGGGCGAACCAAATCCGTCAGCTGAAGCAGAACTTTGAGGCTTTGGGAGCCACGATGGGCGGCGCAATAATCAATGCGCTTAAGCCGATAGTCACGGCATTAAATTCTGCCATTAAGGCTGTTACCGGGTTCGCTAAAGTGATCTCCGATGCCCTTGGCTTCATCTTCGGATGGAAGTACGAAGAGGGCGGTGGCGGCATAGGCAGTGTAGAAGATGAATTTGAGGGCGCTGCCGATGCTGCGGGAGACATGGAGAAGGGAACTGGCGGTGCGGCTGATAACGCCAAAAAGCTGAAATCCTATCTGCTTGGCATCGATGAACTGAACGTGCTTGAACCTGATGATGAAAAGGGTTCGGGTGGCGGCGGTGGTGGCGGTGGCGGTGCGGGTGGTGCTGCATCTGCTGCTGATGCTGACGGTGGACACTGGGAAAAAGCCAACAGTGCGCTCATGGATTACATCTCCAATATCGGTTCGCTGTTTGCCCTTGGTCGATACATAAGCAGTGCGTTGTCAAGGGCGATGGAGAGTATCGATTGGAAGTCGATTTACGAAAAGGCAAGGAACTTTGGAACGGGTCTCGCTCAGTTCCTCAACGGTCTGATTACGCCAAGACTCTTCGGTAATGTTGGACGCACGATTGCAAACGCATTAAATACGGCTTTAAATTTTATTGATGCTTTCGGCGAAACATTCAACTGGGCAAATTTTGGAAATTCACTCGCAACCGGGTTTTCTGCATTCTGCCAAAACATCGACTGGAAAGTTGCTTTCTCAGCCGCACATAACATTGCCGTTGGACTTGCAGAGGCAATTAACAACTTTATAACGCCTGAACTGTTTGCGGATATTGGAGTGACGCTTGGTCGTGCATTGAATCTCGCAATTGTTGCACTGCGTGACTTTGGCGCTACGATTGATTTCAGTCAGCTTGGTCTGTCAGTCGCAACTGGCATCTCATCGATGCTTTCGACCATCAATTGGAGTTCCGTCTACTTCACAATGTCCGAGTGGGGGAAAGGACTTGCAGATTTTCTCAACAGCCTTATTACCCCGGAAGTGTTTGGAAACATAGGGACAACCCTTGGGAATGTTCTGAACTCAGTGTTCCGCTTCTTAGATTCATTTGGAACGAATTTTGACTGGAACAACTTTGGTCTGTCGATTGCTACTGGAATTGAAAACTTCTTCAAGACCTTCAACCCGACTATGGCGGGTGAGTCCCTGAACGGGATCATCACTGGGATACTGGATGCGTTAAAGGTGGCAATCGATAACACAAACTGGGAAGAAGTCGGGAATAAAATCTCCGAGTTCATAAAAGCACTTGACCCAGGAGACATAGCAGAATCGTTCGGTGGTTTGTTTGATTCAGCTATGGATGCCGCCTTTGAAACCCTGATTCAAGTCATTCAAAACATTGACTGGACAAGAACAGTGTCCGAGTTTGTAGCCGGGATGCAAGGCGCAGGAAACACTATTGACTGGGCGGGAATCATGACATCGTGGCTTTTTGCACTGCCAGGGATCATGCTTTCGTCCCTGATGTCAACCATCCTTGGTGCGCTTGCGGGATTGCCCGCATGGATTTCCGAGCAGTTTAAGGCGCTTGGTCTTGAAGCCCCCGCCGGACTGTTTGCGGGTATTTCAGAAGGACTAATCGGGATTGGTGAGTGGATTGAAAATAACATTACCGACCCGCTGATTAACTTTGTTAAAAATGCGTTTGGGATACACAGCCCGTCCACGAAATTCAAGGAAATCGGAAATGATATTGTCGAGGGTCTGATTCAAGGTATTAAGGACTGGCTGACAAACATCCCGGCGGCGATGTCCGAGTTTGCCGGGTCGGTTCTCAGGGAAGCGCAGAGTTTCTTTGCTGATCCGATAGGGAAGCTGAAAGAAATCGGCGGCAACATAGTCGGCGGCTTTAATACTGGTGTCACTGACAACTCGCCTACATCTCAAGCCCCAGTCAGCGGGTGGGCGAGTCAGATTACTACATGGTTCTCAAGCCTTAATGGCGGCACGGGCATCAACTCCACTACGTTCAGCGGATATGCCAAAGATGCTGTCGGCGGGTTTAATACATCCATGTCCACGGAGTCCGCAAGCACCCAAGAGCCGATACAGACATGGGGTAAAAAGATCATCACATGGTTCACTGGTGACGGTGCGGGCGAAGACAAGATAAATAAACCCGCATTTACGAAGTTTGCGAACGACATCATCACGGCATTCAAGGAAACTATCACAACGAATTATGAGCAGACCAAAGAGCCTATGGATACATGGGTGAAGGGACTGATTGCATGGTTCACTGGTGAATCCGGGGATGATGAAGGATTTATCACCAAGGCGACATTTACAAAGTTTGCCGAGACAGTCATTGAAGCGTTTAAGACAACGATACAGACAAAGTATAACGAGACCAAAGAGCCGATGGAAACATGGGCTAAGTCGATGGTCAAGTGGATTAACTTTGGTGACGAGACTATCAGTACTGATACTGGTCTTGGCAAGAAGTTCTACGATGTCGGCGACTTTGCGATGCAAGGGCTTATCAACGGTCTGAAGAGTAGGCTGTCTGAACTGGAAGATGTCTGCCGTGAAATCGCTTCCGCAATGGAAGATGCGATGGAAGCCGCAACTGAAGAGCATTCTCCGTCCAAATCTTGGGCGAGGATTGGTTCCTTCCTGACAGAAGGTCTTGCCGTTGGTATGCGGCGGTCGATGAAGCTTGCAACAGATACGGCTACCGCAGTTGCGAATGCCGTTGACGATGCGTACAAGCCGTTTATGCCGTCTTACAGCAGTGGAGCCTATGGTCTTCCCACTGCGGGT